TGGAGGGCGGCGGTTTTAGCGCTGCCATCAAGAAAGGCGCCAAAGCTGGATTCATCACACCCATCAACCGCCCGCGATGATTGACCTGCAACGAATTCGAGGTATTTATGAGCGCATTGCCATCGACGCGGCCGGGCTTGTCCCAGTTTGCGTTGAGAATCAAGCGGCAGTAGATTTTAGCGCTGTCAGCGAATACTGCTGCTTCTATGTTAATTTTGGACGTATGCAAGAAGGCGTCATCGGCGCTCGCCCGCAGTGGCACACAAGAGGATCGCTTGTATGCGAAATTTACACACGCAAAAACATAGGCCCAGGGAGAGGGCTGCAGATTGCTTCGCCGATCATTGAGGCGCTTATGGCATTGAATGACACGGTTCCGCCGATCGAACAGCAAATCATTGCCCGAGTTGGCACCCTGGCAGGCCCCGCCCAGGCCCAGCTCCAAGACCGCCCGCATCACTTCACGCGGTTCTCGATGCCCTTCCACGCCCGCGGCCGGCCCTGATTGGCGGGCCGGGCGGGGTTTGCCCTACACTGGGCAGCAAACCCCGTGGCCGGCCGTGGGCCGGGATCTCGATGCCTGCTTCGACCTGCAGCAAGCAAGTTTTGACGGGCCAGGACGGCATGATTGCGATGAAGCCGCCTGGCACGCTTGCCTGCTTGCTTGACTTCACCGATTTTCCGGTGCCGGTTTCGCCGGCCACCTTTTCTCTGCTCAAGATCCCGGAAAACTCCGATTTCCGGGTAAGCGATCCTGTCACTTTCACGAAAAAGGGGACGGCCGATCTTGACTCGGCCTTGACCGAGGGGACCGTCTATTACATCAAAACTCGCCCCTCCGCCGGCACCGCAACAATTTCCGCCACGATTGGCGGCAATGCGATTGCATTTGCCGGCAGCGGCGGGGTGTCGAACGCCGATACTCCTGGCGAAGGAAATCATATCGAGATGTCGTTTGCAAGCGCACACGCGATGTGCGACGTGCCAAGCGTCACGCTCACGATTACTCGCGGGCAGATCGATACGACAGCGATTCCCTGCAAGCCTTCTGCCACCGCCGGTGGCCCTAAGTTGGCCAAGTTCAGGCGCAGGCAGCCTGGCTTCGCTGACGGGAGCGGCACCCTGACCCTCCGTCTTAACGAAGACACGGCGGGGTTTGGCAATAGGATTATCCAGGGATCGCTGTTTAATGATCAAGGCGGCTGCGTTCTGAAGGCGTACTTCAGCGCTATCGCCGCCACTGGCGGGGCCGTGGTCGACGATACCAAGTCCCTGTACTGCGAAGTGCCGATCAACCTTCTCGGCTTCGACACCGCGATCAGCCAAGATGACAACCCGACGGAGTTTAGCATCAACTTCGACGTGGCCGATACTCCGGTTGCGCTGATGGGCCTGGTGTTCTGATTGGCGCCGAGCCGGGCAAGCGGGGCCTAGGCCCCGCTTTTTCGTGGCTTGCTGCAGTGCTATGATGCTTGGGCCGCATTTCCCCTTCGTCATGGCCAAGCAAGATGTCAAGCAACTTCTCGCCAAAACTGGCCAGCGCCGCGTGGCCGAAGTCACTCTGACCACTGGCGACGTTTTTACCATGTGGTTCGATCCGCTGACCGAAGCGCAAGACGAGAAAATCCGCGAGGCGGTCCAAGGCGACAAGCGATCTAACGCCTATGGATTCAACGTGCTTGTGTCAAAAGCACAGCACGAAGACGGGGAGATGATGTTTACCAAGGCCGACATCCCCGAAATGCGTCAGCGCTATTCCCAGGTTGATATGATGCGGCTGATGACCGCCCTGGTCGACAGCAACGGGATCCTGGCAAGCGAAGATTCCAAAAGCGATCAAGCAAGCGATACGGGAAAGCCCGCAACTGCGGTTGAGGCTGGCGCTCTGTAAAGAGTTGGGCATGACTCCCGCCCAACTCAAGCGCAACGCGACGCAGGACGACATCATCATGCTCGCCGCGTATTTTGAAATCCAGGCGGAAGACATGGACCCAGGCAACGCGCCAGGTGCGCCCGCTCCCGCTCCAGCTCGGCGCCGAAGGAGGCGCTAGGCTGGGGCGCTGGTGGCTGAGAGGCGGTGTCTGACTATCGGGGCCTGATTCGTGTTGGCATACAAGGGCTCGGGGAAATTCGCCAATTAAACAATGCTCTGCGGACTACCGCAGAGCTAGTCAGCAATCTTGAAAACGCTCAAGTAAACGCAGGGCAGATTGCGCAGGGCGCACAGCGCAACGTCGATCGCGCCGCGCAACGCAGAAGAATAGCCGGGCTTGAGCTTTCACGCGCTCAGCAAGTTGTAGCCAGCACGGCGATGCGCCGCGACCCGGCGACGGGGCGGATCATGGGCGGCGGCCCAAACGCTACGGCGCGAAGACTGGCCGGCGCTCAGTTGCGGCTGGCAGAGCGCGAGGTCAGGGAATCCGGCAGATCACTGACGGAAGAGTTGCAGAATAGGCGCGTAATTTCCGCCGCGCAACAAAGATACGCTATTGCAGCCGGAAATGCCGCCGAGGCCATGGAGGGCCTTCAGGGCAGCATCGAAAGGCAGCAGGCGCAAGTAAATCAAGTGACCCGAGCCATCGGGCAGGGTAGTCGCGGCAATTATCTCACCAACTTGTTCCAAGGGCGGCAGCAAGCGTTCGCCCGTGGCGGCGGTGGTCGAAATCTGCCGGAAGCGTTGCAGCGACAGGCGCAGGATGCGCGGGGCGCCTGGGATATTGCGACTGCGGGAGGCAGAGAAAATCTGCAACTGATGTCGCGCCTTGCGACGGAAATGACAGGGCTCGTAAGGCAGCAGAATGAATTTAATCGCGGCAGGAGCCTGAGATCCGGCGGGTACGAGGCGGGAAGAAGAGGACAGGAAAGAATAACTGATTTGTCTAGGATGGCCGGCGCCGATCCGGCTCGGATCAGGCAACTTCGCTCGCGGGCGACCGAGACTATTGCCGCCAGCTTTAATAGCGATCAGCCGTCTACCCAGCTCGCCACGCGACGCATGAATGCGGCTATTGCAAGATATGAGCGAGAGTTGAATGCGGCAGCGCGTGATCTCAGGCTTGCGCAGTCGCGAGGCGGGCCGCGATCGCCAATTCGCGGGACCGAGACGATGGTAGGTTCCCCGGCCTACCTGGCGGCGCGGCCCGGCCTTTTTCAGGGCAACGCCAGAAAAGCGCTCGGCGAGGGCCTTATCGGCGGCGCGTTCCCACTCCTGTTTGGCCAGGGCGTTGGCGCATCGGCGGGCGGCCTTGCGGGCGGCTTTGCTGGCGGCATGATTGGCGGAAGTTTCGGCTTTGGCCTTTCCCTTGTCGGCACCGCGATAGGACAGGCCGTTGATACTACGGTAAAGAATTTAACTACTCTCGCTGATGCGATCAGAAGCCCAAGCAAAGCACTGGACGCGCTTGAGGCTAGCGGCCTTGCCTCTGGCCGCAGCCTTGAAAAAACCAGGCTTTACGTTGACCAGCTAACTGCAGTTGGCCGCGCTTACGATGCGCAAGCGCTTGTGCTACGCGAAGCTGAGAAACGGCTTGGCGCTGATGGCGTTCGCAATCTAAACGCGCTAAATAGCGAGCAGAAGCGATTTCAGGATCAATCTGCTGCGATTGCTGGGACAATACAATCTGCGCTGCTCCCGGCGCTAGTTGGCTTTACGGCCGGCATAAACGACGTGATTGCCGCCGCCTCCGGCATTGCCAACTTGCCAGGCGCAAAAGAGGTCGCGGCTGCGCGGAACGCGCTGACTCAGAACCCGGCTGGCCGCGCCCTCGCCAGCTCGCTTAGCCCGTTTGGGTCGATTGGCCAACTATTCGGCGTTGCGCAAGGTCGCGGTCGGGCGATTGCCGCCACGGGCGCCGGCAATCGCCAACCGCTTTCTCCGCAGGAAGCATTCGCAAATCAAACGGCCGCCGTTCAAGAATCACGCAAGCTCGCAGATCAAATTCAATCTGCTTACAGGGAATCTTTCAACTTGCAAAGGCAGGCGCATGACCTGCAATATGACGGAGCCAAGCTAAACAGGGAAGTTGCGAATTACGTGTACGGCAAAGAAAAGCAGATATTCGACTTGCGCCAGCAGGCGGCAGAGCGGCAAATCGAGAATACCAGGGCCGCCTCGCAAAATCGTATCGAGCGTGGGGATCTAAACGCTCGCCAAACCTTTGCGGCGGCGGTCGGTTTTGAGCAGCAACTGCTCAGCAATGTGCGTGAAGTCGTCCGCTCCAGAAAAGAAGGCGAAGCGGATATTGAGCAATCCAGAAACAGGCTTGAGCTTGCGATGGCAAGGCTTAACCGAGGCGTCGAAGATTACAAGCGTACCAACGCACGCGAGATTGAGGATATTGAACGGCGCAAATTGAGCTACGTGCGATCTGTGGAAGATTACAGAATGCGCGTGGCGGATTACGTCTTGCAGCGCTCCCGCGAGTCGGCCGATCTCATGCGGCAAGCGATGGTGCTGCCCCCCGCCGGGGCGGCGCCTGGCGCCCCGGCGGGGGGCAGCACTCCTGGCGGTGGGGCGGCCATCCCTGGAGGCGCGAGCACAGCCGGGAACGTTGATCGCTTACTTCAGGCAGCAAATGGTAGCCTGGGCCTTTTCGCTGGCCAGACAGAGCGCTGCGCGGACGCAGTGCGCGAACTGTTCAAGGTCGCCGGAATCGCCATTGGCTCCACTAAAAAAGCGTGGGATGGCCTTACGTCTGGCCCGAGACTGGCGAGCAGCTTTTTTGGCTCGGATGTAGGCCAGCGAATCAACCGCAAACAGGATCTGCGCCCAGGCGATCTAGTCGGCTTCGAGCGCACTTACGGAAACTGGGGGCAAGGCGTGCAAACCCATGTCGGCCTCTACGCCGGCAACGGGCAAATGTATGACCACAGCTCCAGGCGCGGACTGGTCAAGCGGCCAATGGATACGTTTGCCGGGAAGTTCATGTACGGAGTCCGCCCGAATGCGATCGCCCCCAGCAATGCGCAAGGTAGTGCATCTGCCCAAATCAGCAACACCCCCGCGCCAACTTTCAAGCCTACCCCGATCGGTCCAACCCCCTCGGCCGCGCCCCTGAACGCCGCCAACCTCGCCGCCGCCGCGCAACTCAAAGGCGGGCAGGGCGAGGCGCAACGCATCCTGGAAGATCAAATCAAGCTCAGGCAAAAGGGAATCGAGCTTGGCCAAATTGAGCAAATACTGCAGGCAAATCAACTGCCGCAACTGCAACAGCAGGGCGAAGCGCTCAAGCAGCAAATCGATGCAAGGCAAAAGATTCTCGGGCTTAGCGATGACGCCGCTTCCGTCGTCGACATTGAAGCGGAGGCGAGCGCGAGGATTAAGCAAATTGAGCTTGATCGCAGCAACGCACTTGCCAAGGTGAAGGCGCAGTACAGTGGCAACGTTGACCTTGCGAAGCAAATAAACACGCAAGCTGATACCGCGCTCAAAATCGCCAAAGGCGAAGAAGTGCAGCGCCGCGCAAATCTCGAACTTGCCAATCAACTGCAAGTCGCAGATCGCGCTCGCTCCGAAATTCTGCAGCTTCAGGAAGACCTATCTCGCGGCAGGGCAGAAGCTGCCGCGCTAGAGCGCGGCGAGCTGCAAGCAAGCGCAGTCGAGCTGCTCAAGGCGTCTGCGCTTTACCAGCAGATGGGCAACGCGCAGCGCGAGATTGTTGCCGGGCTTGTCGCGGAAAGAGAATTGCAAAAGCAGGCCAACGATTTTCGCAGGAGCATTGAAGAGATGCGTCGAGACAAGTCGCTGACCGGCGCCGGTTTGCGAGCTGGCTTTATCGGCACCGGCGCCAGAGCGTTCGAGCAGGGAATGAAAGATTTTAATGGTGACACGGGCAGGGCAACGCAGCTCGCCCGAGAAGCGCAACTGCTCGAAAGCCAACAACTTATTTGGCAGAGCCTTGAGAGGAATATCGTTGACACGTCAAGCGCCATTTCCGGCGGGCTGACGAATGGCCTGCTTGATATTGTGAGTGGATCTAAAAAAATTGAGGACGTTGGCCGCGAAATGCTTAGCAACATTGCTCGCAGTTTTGCCGATAGCGCCCAGCAGCAGTTGAATGCGCTGCTTCAGCGCCAGCTCGGCGGAATGCTCGGCGGCGCCGGGGGGCCGCTCACGCGGATGATCGGGGCTGGCGCAGAGGCGGCAGGCCCCCAGGCGCTCGGGGCGGCTTCCATGGCGGCCTCCGGACAGCTCGCCATGTTCGGAGCCGCGCTGCAGGCCGTAACCGCTCAGATGGCTCTCTCCGGCGCGATGGGCGGTACTGGCTCCGCCTTTTCCGGCGCCGCCTCGACACTGCTCGGCAACGCGGTTCCGGGCCTGATTCCGGGGTTCTCGCCCACCTACACATTTGGCGGGTTCTTCGCCAATGGCGGCACTACCCGCCCAGGCGAGGCTTATGTAGTTGGCGATGGCGGCGAGCCAGAATTTTTCTTCCCCGGCACAACGGGGCGAGTAGTGCCACAAAGCAAGATGACAAAAGCGGATAAGCTAAGGCGGCAATCCCGTCAGAGCGATACCATCGATATTAGCTACACTGTCACAGAGCAAGCGGGCCAGCGCTTTGTCACGGAAGATCAATTCCGCAGAGGCATGGATGCCACCAAACGGGGTGCGCGAGCCGCTACGCTTGCCGGGCTAAGAAACGACAAGTCCCAGCGAGACTACGTGAACATCTAATGTTGTCTGTAACGCACTACATTGAGTTTCTCGACTCATCTGGAAGCCCGCTGCTGGTGCCTCAGCGTTATCAGCCGTACTTCCCTGAAGAGACGCGGACTTTTGATGGGCTCACGTATCAATTTAGCCCATATAGCATTGCCGGCGATATTTCGACTGACGGGAGCGAAAGCGGCGACCACGAATTGATTGCACCGGCCAACATGATCTCCGGCGCCAAGCTGTGGCAGGCTTCAGAGGATTCGTGCTTGATAAAAGTGCTCATGGTGCTTTTGACGGGAACGCCGCCCCAGGATGAAAATAGCGTCCCGACCTGGAGCGAGTTAAATTTTCTTTCGTCTTCTATATTTGTGTGCGACACCTTCAGCTACTCTGATGCCATTCCCGGAGAAGAAGATGACGAAAATAGTTTTTCCCCGGTGACACTGCGACTGACCAACCCGCTGAATTTCGTTGCCGGGATCGCTCCAACCCGTAGACTGACAGCGGCCCAGGTCGGGCCATTACCGTCCAGTGGAGGAATCACGTTTTGACGTTCTGGCATCGCTGGGTAGGGCTCCCCTGGGAACTTGGCGCAGACCCCAGGGATGGACGAGCCGCCTGCTGCTTCGTGACCGCTCAGGCGGTGCGCGAGCAGCTCGGGATGCACTGGCCGGCAGATCGGATGCGGGCCTGGTATGAGGAGGCCCGACTGGGCGCCTGGGAGGAGCTGCGATGGGACTGGAGCGCACTGACCGAGACAATCGAGGGTCCCGAAGCGGGGGCGCTGATACGGTTCGACAATCCATCTAACGGCAGCTTCGGCGTTGGCGTGCTGCCAAATGACCTGACGCTGATTACGGTTCGGCACAATGGCCGGCTCATTGCTGGCCCCGTGTCCGCCTGTGGCGGGCTTAAGTTTTTCAGGCTGCGATGATACCGTTACTGCCATACGAAAAGCGGCTTGCCGAGATCCTTGGCATCACCCAGGAGCAGTATCAGGAATGGAAAGCGATAACGCTGCGCGAATCCATCGAGCGCCCGGCGAAGGGGCCACGGTGCGGCCCTCTTGTGCCGGTGCTTGTCAACCTGGCGATTGCCGTTGGCGTCAGCCTGCTGTCCTCGCTGCTATTCCCGACTCCTCAGCAATCCAGAATTGTAACAAACAGAAAGCGCGGGGACCCGCGCACAAGCAACCAGCGATCATCGCCAAGGTTCGGGTTTGACTCGCTGCAGGAGCCGGCAAGGGTTGGCCAATCAATCCCGATCATCATAGCCAAGCGCGAAAACGGGCTGGGCGGCGTCAGGGTGGCCATGCCGATGCTGTGGTCACAGGTGTTGGCGTGGAAACAGTCGGAAATGGCAAGGCTTATTTTTCTTGCCGGCGCCGCAAATATGCCATCGGACGCCTGGGACCCAAGGGGCTGGGCCTTTGGCAACAACACGCTTGGCGCTTACGCCTACACCGGGAGCGCCATCGCAAGGGGAGCCAGGTACTCCATCTATTACGCGCCAAACGGCGGACGCATCAATAGCGCTCATCTGATTGCCGGCAGGGAAGCGGCTAGGGACGCAGGCAATTTCCAAAGCTACGGCGGCCAAGACGTGTTTTCGGTAAACACCGGGGGCGGGCAATACAAAAGAGCTTTTTCTATGTCGGAGACGCCATCGACAAGCGCCGCCTTTGGCCTGTACTCATGGTGTCCAAATGCAATGATGCGCAGGGCAACCGTCACCATCCAGCCGACAGTTCTTGCTAGAATTTCGTCAAGCGATAAAGTGCGGACCGATGACGATGCCGCCGCGCTTGTCGAGTTGTGGAAGGGTAAATACCACTGGGCCACCCGCTGCGGGCTGCGGGAGCGCAATGGCGTGGTTCAGGTAACTAGCGATTTTGGTTTTGTCGAGCAAAACGTAAACGCCGGGGATTCGCTCACGTATGTAATACATAAAAGCTCTGATGTTGAAACAAATATAAGAATTAACTCAGATAACTCTCGCGTGCACGACGGGGACGCCGAATTCGACGAGGCGATGACGGGCATTGCCTCCTCAGTGGCCGGCCTGCAGAATTCCGCTGACTCGGCACTGGTTCCGAACGAGCTTTACAGGATCGGCACTTGCTGGGCAGTCCTGGAGGAAAGAATATCCGGCGATCCTGGCGAGGCAATTTTTATCAGCGACTCCGAACAGGAGCCGGCGGGAGGAGGAAACACCATGGAGTACGTTTTTACGGTAGTGAAAGCCGGAAGCGTGAATTTTGTCGGCCCCGGCTTTCTCGACCCTCCGCCGTTGCCCGGCCAAATCGGCGACAGAATTTTCCCGGACCAATACGACCCGGACGACGATTTCGCTGACGTAGAAAGCGGCACGGAAGGAAGATACAAGGTGTGCTCGCAGGCGGGGCAGATATTCCGCATGGCGATTGCGTCTATTGGCGCTGTTAGAGAATTCAAGGTCAGCGAAATAGTGATTCGCTCCAGAGTCGGCATAACCGTAAACGGTATGACCGGGTTTAAGGCTTCGCCGACGATTGAAAACATCAACAAAAAAGCGGGGCAAAATCAAGTCGGCAAAACGGCAAACGGGGTACTGTCTGTTTCCCGCTACGACGGAAGCGGGGATGTTGTCGCCGGTGCCAAAGAGCGCAGATATAGTTGCTACAGGCTTGAATACAGCTCCGATCGCGGACTTAACTGGACAGAGTTCCCCGAAGTATTCGCAGTCGCCGGCATCACGGGAGAGGAGGTTTACAATTATCTCCGCACCAGCTTCTCCTCTTACAAGCGATGGGAGAGGCGGTTGGTGCCGGTTCCGAGCTGGGAGATACGAAAAACCGGCCTCGGCAGAATTGTGGTGCTTGATACAAATAGCAACGAAGAGGTCGTGACAACTTCCGGTGTCCTGACGATCTCGACAACTGGCTACATTATTGATCCGCGAGAGGATCGGAGACGCCGGATAGCGCAACTAGAGCCCGCCGTGGACATTGGCCTTAACTGGTCGGATCCCGACTACAATTCGATGCTAGACGGATATGCCAGGTTCGCAGAAGCGTTCCCATACGACAATCTGCAGACTTCGGTTGGCAACGCGCCGGAACACGAAATCCGGCATGTCAATTATTACGGCGACCTTGACTTTGCGCCATCTTACGAATCGATATGCCCAGTTGGCGTAAACATTTTTGCGTCACTAGAGATCAGCAGCCTTCAAGCGTTTAGCGGGTTTTGCAATAACGGCTACGAAATGCCACGCCTGCTTAACGGCGACACAAAAGGCTCGACCCACCTGTGGCCGGACTGGCTGCGGGAGATGATGACAAATCCTGACCTGGGGGCAATTCCGCGCACGCAGCTTGCGCAAATCGACAGGCCGTCTTTTCAGGAAGCCGCGCAATGGTGCCAGGACCGCCAGTATTTTTATGATGCGCTCGAAGACGAGCCGCTTAACATTCTTGAATGGACGGCAGAAACCGCCCAGGCGCACCTGCTTAAACTTGTGCGACTAGGTGGAGTTTACTATCTAAAAAAAGCTATTGAGTTCAACACAAAAATTGGAATCAAGGCTCAGTTTAACAACGGAAACGTTGAAGAAGGGTCGTTTAAGCTAGATAGCATTGACTACACTACGCGCCAACCTTTTATTGTTCAAGTCAAATGGCGCGAAGAGTCGAGCGGCGCGGAGTCTCCGCTATTTGCACGCGAGCGAGTGGCCACGGTCAGGGAGGCCGGCACAAGCGCAAATGCCCCCGTCAGGGCACTTGACCTGTCCAAATGGTGCACGAATTACAAGCAGGCA